TGGAAATGTTATTTTATTATATATTCTTATAACAAAGAAGGAGCTCTATTTCTAGGCTCCTTCTTCTTTCTTCTTAAAATATGACTGCATACGGTCAAAGGTTGCATCATCTATAACTGGCTCATCACTTTCTTTCAATTTATCATCGTAATTTAGATGTAAATAGTCTTTTTTGAATTGGTGATATGTTACCTTTTTCTTCTTAGAGGGCGTTAACAAGTACATATAGTAAACTTGGGTCCTTGTTCTTTCCCATTCAGCTTTATCGCTTTCCTCTTGAATATTGTTATATGCCTTTAAAGCATAATCAATCTCTATTGGAGTTGAATAAAGAAACTCTTCCATTGGCATATGTAAAGTAGCTCTACATATACCGGCAAGTTCATCAATCGTTATTTTTTTTTACCTTTTGCGTCAGAATCAGTGGGGAGTGGGAAGAATGACATAAGTATTTCGTTAAAGTCAGTAAGACTTTCATCCAATACAAACTCCATGTCTTCTTTCTTAAGTGTAAGCTCCACGTTATCGGCTTGGGCTCCCGCGACAAGTCCATACCATAATAGTGATTCCAGCAAGGAGATATCAGAGTCAAGCTCTTCAATTGCTTTACCCGTTTCTTGCTGGAATTTCTTAATAGCATAATAGGATATCCTCACAGGATATTTTTGCCCCCTAAAGGGGAGATATTGCACTATTGCAGACATAATCTATTAATAATTAAGCAGTTGTTTTAACTGATAACGGGCCTGTCCCGGTAATTTCGAATGAGTAAGTTACTGCTGCTCCTACTCCACCTTCATAAGATAGAGAAGTTACGTAACCTGCTCCTGAGAAATATTTATTTGCAGATACATCAGGAAGTAATGAAACTGCGACAGATGCATCTGTGTTAAGAAGACTGTCAGCAATGTCAAACACTCCTGCAGTGCCGGGCGTTGCGCCGGATGTTCTGATTACGAGACCTGAGCCAGAAACTGACCAGCCATACATATCTGGAACGCTTTCTTTTGCTCCTTCAGAACCAAGACATGCAACTTCGATAACGTCTTTGTTCATGCTAAGCGAAAAATCAGTTGCACAGCCTACTGTAGAACCATCGAATACGATGTTCATTACTTTTGAAAATAAAGGTGATGCCATTTTGTTTATATTTAATTTAGTTTAATTTTATTATATATTTGTGTTTCTTCAAACGTATAGCACGTCGAATTGTAAGGTGTTCATATAAATCTTTTTGTCAAGGTCAAGAGTATGATTATCACTAACGAAAGAGAAGTCAATAGCATCTGTAGAGGCTGTTCCTTCTAAATATTCAGTTAGGCGATCTCCAATAGTTTCAAGAACAAGTGTGTCTGTTGCAACAATCTTAACAGCAAGAAGATATTTTGAATATAAAGAGCCTGATAGACACCCAATATCGGCTTTATCCTTATTAAATGAATACACTATCCAATTCTTCACAATTTCAAAGTTGGTTGGGAGATTTTCATACCGAATTCCTCCGTCACAATATGCATTGAGTGAAGTATCACTAGTCATTATTGTATTTAAAGTGGTGGCAAAGCTCATTTATTCAATTTTTTTAATCTTTTTTGTAATTCTTGTTCAACTGCTTCCCCAAAATCCTTCGCAAATACGTCAACTACTCCTTCTACATTCTCCAATATTGTGTCTATAGCGTGTGGCTGAGGTCGGATTGCTCCTCTATTTGCTCCGTTTTTTGTAGTTCTAACGTTTGTTCCTTTTTCTACGAATCTAAGCCAAAATGCATCTGATGTCACTCCGGCAAAAAATCCTGTTCTATCTTCACTATCTTGAACTATTCTAATAGATTTCTTTGATGCAGAACTATATGGAACCGCAGCTTTAACCGGTTTGATAATATTTTCTCTTAGAGCCTTTCTTTCTATCGCCTTAATAATGTTTATTATCTGACGTGGATTGAGTGAATCAAGGGCATCCAGTATCTCTCTGGTACCGTCTAATTGTATTTGTACACTATCCGCCATAACTTATCTCTCCTGGTTGATCTTCATTATATGCATAGCATCTCAACTTTAAAAATCCACCACGGGTTATTTCTTCTATAAAATTTATGTAATATGAATTTGAGCCTTCAACAATCTTGCAATTGTAATCTATTTGGGGATCGTGGCGAACTATAAATTCTACATACATAGAAGAAACTTTGCCAGGGGCTGGATCTGTTTCAAGTAAAGTATTTAAAACCTTCATAGATGCATATACTTTACGATAAAAAAGATAACGTTCAACCGGAGTTCCGGCTGCGTTAGTGCTTCTATCATATTTGTAGATAGCTATTAAGGTTTTTAAATCGTTTGCGTTCATAACATTAAAATCTCATTGCGACATAAGCATTGAGAATAGTCTCAAATACTTTATTATCGGCGTAACCGTTCCAATTATAGTCTGATCGTTGGTTGTCGTATAAATCTGCTATCTTAATTAAAATTGCATGCTTTATTACATTAGGCGTCTGATCTTCTTCAAAACCAGTATAGAAACTGATAGTTAGAGGATCGGAAGCAATCGATGCTGTCCATTCGATTGTGAAAAAATCATAATGAACAGACGTTTGCTTTACAGTTCCGATAGAACTGCCACCTGAATCAGTTACATCAACAACAGAAAGAAAATTTCCTTCCATTATCTTTATGAAATCTGAATTGAAATCATCTATTCGTATAACATTTAAAGTTTTACTTATGGCCTTATTGATATAATTTTCGGCCATTTGTGTAGCAACTTCTCTTAAAACCATAAGATAATCATCGTCATCTACGAAATCGTTGTGAAGTCGTAAATGTCTTTTAATTTCAGAAAGAGTAACAGGATATAACTCTCGTGTCTTTGTTATTTGGTAATCTGGTAATGTGTAAGCAATAATCATCTTAAGATAATAATTTTAAAGAAGTGGAGTTTTTAGGCTCCACTTCTTAGTGTTTTTTAGACTACTGAAGCGTCATTCATAATAGCGAATGCTCTCTTGTTGAAACAGCCTGTATCAAAAAGTCCTACAGCAGTAATGATGATTTCGCCTTGCTTAGCCTTTGTGTAAGGATCGACTATGATTTCAAGTCCGCCCCACTGTCCAACTGCTACTCTTGAGAAATCTCCAAAGTAAATTTTGTCAGTGTTAGCTGCAGGAACTCCATAAGCAGGATATCCGTTAACCATATTGTCGTTGCCCCAGATAGGACCGTTGTCAGTTCCAAGAACTGCGGTTTTCTTTAAGTATGCCTTAACTGAAGGAGTAGTAACATAAGCACCTGCTCCAATATTAAGTCCGCCTATCGATGCTTCCATCTGTACAAGGTCTGCATAAGTAACAGGACCGCCGCCAAATGCGCCAATCTGAGTAGATGCATCTGTTTCGAGTGTGTCGAATACGTCGTTGGTTACAGCTTTCCAAACACCGTTTACAAGGTTCTGAAGGATGCTTGTATAGATTGCAGGATTGGTTTGTGCAAGAGTTTCTCTTGTAATACCTTGGAATGCAGATACTCTACGAGCTGCAAGTGTAAGAGCATCGTGTGACATGCTTGAAGTTGAAGCATCGCCTGCTTCGTTAACGAATTCTGCTGTATCCTCTGCCATTGCAGGAATAACAAAATTGCCTACAAGTCCTGGATAGAAAGTTACTCCAAGTTGACGAAGGAATGCTTCGCCTGGGCTGGTTAATATGTCAACCGAATTAGCAACAGTCTTGTTGATTATTCCGGCTTGCGTGCTTGTAAGGATAGGGTCTGCTCTGAAAGAGAGAGGAGCCTTTCCGTCGACAGCGTCCTTAAGCCAATCTCTAAATTGGATTGCTAATGGCTGTTCATCTTTTCTGATTTCTGTGGTTTCTTCCATCTTTTTTACGTTAGTTTTGTTTAATTCTTCTTGTCTCTCTAAAAGAGCAATTTCTTCATCGATAGCTTTGACGCGGCTATCGTGGCCGTCCCACTCTGATCTCATTTCTTCTGTAAGGCTTTCGTTTTCTGCGATAACCTCCATTTTAGCTATGATTTCGGAACGTTCTGTTTTAAGATCAATTATCTTTTTCATTTTGTTAAATTTTTTTAAATTTTTAATTTTAGGATTTGCAAATGTCTTCGCATTCTTTCAAGTTCTTCTTTAAAGGAATTCTCTTCAACTACAAGTTCTTCGGTTTCCTCAACAACTTGTTCTTC